TGTGTCCAGCCGTATCCCATCCGATCGGCAATCTGCTCCCACCGGAGCCAATGGATGTATCGTAATCTTAACACCGTCTTTTCCGTCTCGTCCTGCATCTGTTCGATTTTCTGCGTGATCTCTCTCCGGATGCTGATCCGCTTCTCCATCTGTTCTTTCAGATCCGCCAGTAATCCGTCAAGCTGTGCGGCATATTCCGACAGATCTCCACAACTGCTCCCGTGCGGCATCCCGTCCTGAATCAGCATGGGGTACATCTTATCCATTCTCAGCTCATCAATCTCCTGCTGGATCGCCTTTTCCGCAAGCACTGCACTGTGATATCTTTTGAGATATTCCTTTTTCTTTTCGTTCTCATCTCTGTTCTGCTCCATCGGTCTCACCTCCTCTTACCATTTGGCTTTTACCACAATCCTATTAGCTTCACTTCCGGAACCGGCACGTCTTTTTCTCGTAATTTGTCACTGATCATTTTTAATATTTTTGCCTGCTCCCATACATACGCATATCCGAACCGGTTATCATCCGTGTACCGCCACGCACTATCTCTCGTTATTCCTATTGTTTCTTTTTCGTTAATCAATATTTTGATTACATTTGCCAGTGTTTTTCCCGTTCTTCTCCCTTCGACCGGCCACGCAGGAATCTCTGATAATGCGTACTGTTTCTGTCTCTGATCAAGCTTAATATCCAGCGCCGCCTGTATCAGTTTCAACATAGCCAGCTTTCTTCTCCATTCATCTACGTCATCCAGCCTCAGCAGCATTTCCCGGACTATATCTTTCATTCTTTCTTCCGTTCCACCTTCTTCTGTGCAAAATCCCCTTTCTGTTTTCTGTTTTGTTTTCGTATTTTCAAGCGTCAACACCATGCTTTCCTGCTCCCTCCATGATGTTCTCAACTCCGCAGATATTTCCGGCTTATCTACAATTTCTTTCTGAATCACTTCCCAAATTCCCATAGTCCATATTCCTTTCTATTTTTGTATGCTCATTGCAGCTTGAATCATCTGCATTGCCAGAATAAAATCCAACATTCCTAGGATCTGATCTTCTTTTGACGGAACGTATTCCTTATTTCCGTCACGATCCGCAATCGTCACAGTCCTTTTTAATCCCAAACCCACTTCTACTACCGCAAAAATTATCATAAGCGTTTTTGCAACTGCTCGCATCTTATTCCTCCCACTTCAGTCGTTGACCGCAGTACGGACAGTAGTTCTGAGTCTCAAATACATCACATCCGCAGTTTTCGCACTCGTAAACCGTAATTCCGTTCCAATCCTGCATTTCCTTCGGTTCCGTCGGAGTATTCTTTTCTGCTGCTTTTGCTGCCTGATCCGGATTCATGCCTGAATCCTCGTAGTCTTTCAATTTACACAGAGCACCGTAGATCTTTTCGCTTACCGTTTTTGTGATTTTATGCCCAGTCCGAAGCTGCTCCCAACTTACACCTCTCAGGTGCCATAATCCTGTTTTACTCTTTTCTGTTAGCCTTACCATGTTTCTCGCTCCATTCTCTTAAGTATTCCATCTGTTCTTCATCCTCCCGCGGATCCTTTGGATGTCCTGGTCGGTTCAGTAGCCACGCGGTGCCGCCTAACATAACCGCGCACAGCGCCAAAATTCCAATAATCGTTTCCATTTCCCCTTATCCTTTCTTCAAAATTTCAATTCTTACACGATCCCATTCTTCCATCAGTTCCGGCGGATAATTATTTCCCTTTTCAGCATTCCTTTTCCTTCTGCATATTCCGTTATCTCTTGCTACTCTTCCAACTGTAGCTTCTGTCACTCCGGTTCTGGCCGTGATTGCTTTATATTTTTCCCCTTTCTGCAGCATTTCCAGAATCAATTTTTCCATTTCTTCCGGTATTTTTTTCATTCTCTTCTCCTTCTTCCCGGCAGTGTTCACACTTCCGTCGCGAGCTTACCAATGTCCCTTTTATTTTGTGCGCTTTTGGGCATCCCGGATCAACATATACCGCGTATGTTCCAATGCTCTGCACGTGCTTACATTTTTCGTAATCTTCCATTTTTTCTTCCTCACAGATAATTTTTCCCAAAGATCTCCCGGAAACTTAATTCCGGGAAATTCTCTTCGAATGCTTTCTGCCCTTCCGCCTGCAGATATCGGTTCGCTTCTCCCGCCGGATCCTGATGCACTGCTCTGGCTGATGTCCTGTGGCATTCCGGGCAGATATAGACTTTCAGACCATATTCCTCTGACAGATGCCGATTCGGTCCGCCGAAGATGTGGTGTTCCTCCAACACCTGTTTCCAGCTATAATCCCCCCCTCTGGCGCAGAGATAACAGATCCGGCTCTCCTTGTTCTGCAGCAGGCTCTCTCTGTGCTTCTTTCTCTTCTTTTTCGTCTGCGGTTTCGGAAATAACATTTTTCTCTCTCCTCTCTGTTACCGGAACGGAATTTCATCTTCAACGCCCTCTGGAATATTCATAAATCCATTGTCATCCGTCTCCGGTTCTGTCTTTCTCTTTGGCGGTCTGGCCGCGCTCGCTCCCTTGCTCTCTACGAACTCCTGCTCCTCTACAACCACATCTGTCGTGTATACCTTCTGCCCCTCACGGTTCGTATAGCTTCCGGTCTGGATCCGTCCGGTGATGGCGATCTTGATTCCCTGCTGCAGATATTTCTCTGCAAATTCCGCCTGCCGGCCAAACGCTACGCATCCGATGAAGTCCGCAGTCGCTCCTCCCTCTTTCTGAAATCGGCGATCCACTGCCAACGTATAGCGCGCCACCGCACTCTGCTCCGGTCCCTGTGTCCAGCGGACGTCCGGATCTCTGGTTAATCTTCCCATCAGCATCACTTTATTCATTTCTTTTCCCCTTTCTTTATTACCTTTGTATTTTTGATCCGGAACGCTCTTTGCACTCCCGGCTCCGCATCTGTCTCAAGGATTCCATCGGCTACGAGCTCATCCATGTGTTTTTTCACCGTTTTTGCAGATATGCTCAGTTCGTCCGCTATCTCTTTGTAGCTCGGCGGATATACATGTTTTGAAATGTATCTGGCGATATATCGGTATATTTCTTCCTTGATCGCCGTACCCTCTCTTCTACAATACATTCACGTCCTCCATTCCATATCCCCGCTCATCGACCTTGCCTTTCAGCCATTCATAGAGACCCTCTCTGTTTCCCAGGATCTCTGCTGTCAGATTTTTATGCAGGTATTCCGCCACGCCCCACGCGGTCAGCGTATCCAGATACTCTTTTCGCTGCATCGTCTTTCCCAGTACATCAATGCTCTCCGTTCCCGGATAATCCTCTGGAAGATTCATTTGCCCCGGCAGCTGCTCCTTTGTCTCGGTTTGTGCGGTTTCCGTTGCGTTTTGTGTGATTTCCGTTGCGTTTTGCGTGCTTTCCGCTCCGTTTTCCGCAATTTCCGTCTCACTTTGCACTTTTTCTTCTGGTTTCCGCGGTTCTTCTGATTGCGGTGCCTCATTTTTCTTTTGCGCCGCATTTTGGGACGTCTCTTTTTCTGGCTTTTTCGGTGTCTCCAAAACCGGCTCCGCTTCTGTATTTACAGGGCTTTCTGGCTTTTTAATTTGCGCCGGCGCAATTGGGTTTTTCTCAGCTTTTTCCTGTGTCTCTGTTTTGGGATGTTCTTCTTCCTGCACTCTCTGGCTCCATTCCGCGCTTTTGAAGATTTTCTTTGTGATCGCGAAGAACTCCGCCCAACTCATTTTCTGTGGCTGCTGCCCAAACTGCTTAATCTGGATGTCATTCTCGTACATCGCCATATAGTACAGCCCGGCGCGGAACGTTTTGACTCCCGCCGGGTTGACGATCTCAACCATTTTCTCCGCTTCGCCGTCCGCATAGGCCTCGCTCTGTTCCAGCTCCTTCGCGATCGCTGCATTGGTTTCGAAGAACTTCCACACCAATTTTTCCAGCGAATCCGCGGCTTCCGGCACCGGCTC